TCTGGGGATTTTGATCTTCAAGCCCAAGAAGCATCAGGACGCGGGCGAGAGCTTCTTTCTCGTCTGCTGCTACAAGGTTGGTCGTTTGGCGGGACGCTGCTGGCGATCCGCGAGCAATCGTGTCCATTAGCTCGGTGGCTTGACGGCCAGTTTCTTTTGCTGCCTTCCCGGCTGCGAAATCGCCGAAAAGACGGGCGGCACCAACGCCAGCAGCGCCGCCGCCCATTCCAGCGCCAACCCCGCCCATCATGCCACCAAGGCCCCCACCGACTGCTGCGCCGATAGCTCCACCGGTCATGCCGCGTGAATACTGGCTGAGCTTGCGCCACACGTCGGCCGATGTCGAGCCAGACACGATGGCCTCCATCAGTTCCAGTTCTTTCGGCGTGTAGCCTTCGGCCTTGCGCGGGTTATTGAGAATGCCAGTGATCCGGTTGCGCAGCTCGACGCCGTTAGACGCATTGCCCGACGCCTCGGCGTTTCGCCCCGCCGCTTGGACCTCTTGTGAGATTTCGTCCAGTTTAAGACGACGGTGATCGAGGCCGCGAGCCTCTTTGAGACGGGCCGTGGCCTCAGGGACAGTACCTTGACTGGCTGTGGCCATCGTATCGTCGAGCTTGTCAGCGAAACGATCGAGTTGTTCGATGGTGCGCCGACCCATTTCGCCTTCAGACGCGTCGGCATGACGAGCCACGTTCTTGCGCACCGTCTGACGGTGCTGATCCAGATCGTAGAGACCCATTCCCCGGTCCGGCGCAGTGTTGATGCGGGTGGAAGTCTTCTCGATGTCGCTGGATCGATTGAAGTCAAGCACGTTCGTGTTGGGTGGATTGCCGTTACGGACCGTTGTCCCGGCGGTCTTCCCGTCAGTGGTGCTAAAGGTCCGCACCGCACTGGACTTCGGTGCCTGTAGGCTGGGGGAATACTCGCCAAGGCGGTCCAGCTCCGTCATTGCAGCCGGATGACGGCCTCGGCGTGCGCCCTGTTGAGCACCTTCGCCCACTTGATTACGTAGGGTGTTGTTGAGATCAGCGACCGCGTCTTGATTGATCCACACGTCTTGGTCGGCCATTTCTTTACGCAGCCGAGCCGATTCCGCCCGTAGTTCATCAGCTGTCGGCGCTTTCGGCGCGTACCCCTGCCCCCGGTTGCCCACCATGTTGGCGAGGGTAGAACCGACCTCCGAAAGAGCGCCGCCCCCGCCGCCAAACAGTGCCCCCATTTCAGCGCCGTCCGCGATATCGCGGTCATTGCCCGCCGCTTCAACAGCGCCGTACCCCATCCCCTCAACAGCGCCACCGGCAGTCGCACCAAGCAGCCTGTTCATGAACGGGAGCGACGAAGCCCCGTTGTACATCGAAAGGCCCAGTTTCGACAGAGCGCCCCCGATACCTACGGGACCAAGCACCGACGCTGCAACGCCGGCGGAACCCGAACGATCCCTTGCGTCTTGGGTAGCCTGACGCTCGGCCGCGAGAGCCTTGTCGTAATCTTCGCCACCGAGCGTCGACTTGATGCCCGCCAGAGCCTTCTCAGCATACCCGAACCCCGCACCGGAACCCGCGAGTCGTGCAACGTCGCCCGCCGCCGTGCCGATCTGGCCGAGCGGACCCTGAGCATCGTATTCAGCCTTGACGTCGCGAGGCGGCGCAACGTCCATCTTAGCGATATCGTCAGCAAAAAGCTTAGCAGCTTGGGTGTCCCCGGCCTCATGGGCGCGGATCATCATATCTTCGAGTTCTTTGCGCGTCGCCATTACTTGCTCCTATACTGCTCGTACACCGACTTACGATACGCCTCTGGATCATTGCCCTTGAGGTTAATCCCCTCGAACATTGAGTTCTTGTCAACGAAGTCGGACACCACGGCGTCGAAACCAGCATCGAGGTTGCCATTCTTCTTAACGTAGTCGTCCGCCAGATTGGCGATATCGATCTTACGCTTCTCGATCCGGCGGAATACGTCAATCATCGCCCTGGGGTTCTGAGTAGTCAGGCCGACCTGCGCGTCCTTCAAGAACGTCAAGTCGCGGTCCGAAACGGAACCCGGCATACCCATCCCGCTTTCGGGGTTACGCATCAGAAGCGCCATACGGTTGGTTACGGTCTTGAGCAATTCGCCCCCTGTAACCTTCTCCATATCCGTGTCGATCCCGAGCGAAGCGCCGATTTTGCGCAACGACTGTTCGTATTCGCCGAAAGCGCCGGTGTTAACATTGTTGTCGAGGGCTTTTTCGGCCAACGCATACTGGCCCAACATATCCCTGCCGGAGTTGCGAGCCTTGCGGAGGTTTTGGTAGTCCTCGGCAAAGAAGTCGCCGGATTTTTCAGCAAATCGCTTCTTTTGTGGGTCAGCCTTGTCGCCGAGGTTGTTTTCAACCTTCACCGACGCTGGCTTGGTGAGTCGCCATTCTTGAAAGGATAGTGGCGACTGATTGTTGCGCATCTTCTCATCAGCGACGTAACGATCATACTCGCGGGTGTCAGCAGTCATCGTGTCCGGACCCGTGATTGGGGTAACCGATTGTGTGACCGGATCGTAGCGAAGCTTTGTTCCGTTAGGGCCGTCAATGACGTCGGATTGGTCTTTTTCGGTGCCGAATACACCCTGCTGCGTCGCCGTGTTCTTGTCGATGAGCAGTGTCTGGCCGTTCGCGTCGGTGACGGTTTCGAGGTTCGGCTTTTCCTTTTCGGAAATCACGTCTTCGAGCTTGCCCTGCTCGTACAACAGGCGGGCAGTCTCCAGGTCAAGGCCGTAGCGCTTGGCGATAGCCGGAAGGTTGGCCATCATCGCAGCGCGGCTCTGGCGGCTCAGCGCGGCCTTCTGCATTTCCATGCCCATCGTCGCGATCGATGCGGGGTCGGGGATGGCAACACCGGAACCGTCGCCCGTAAAGGCTTTCAGGGTGGAATCCCGGTTGCCGTCTTGAGAGATCGACGAGCCGATGAGACCGAAACCCCGGTCAATGTTGGTTGCCTTGCCCTGATACTTCAACAAATCCCCGTAAAGCGCCGAAAGGTCGGGCGGACTATCGAAACCCGTTGGACGCGGTGCTGGCTGCGGTGCGCCAGCGGGCACAGTACCAGCAGGGGCGGTAGTGCCTGCCCCGCCCGCTGCCGGGTCCGCGTACTGTGCGCCGCTGGCGCCGCCCCCGCCCGCTATGGACTCCAGCAGCGCCTGCCGTGGGTCCTTAGTGCCCATAAGGGAAAGAATTGTCGAACCGATGCTCATGCCCTAGCCCCCATCATGCCGCCCAACTTCTTACGATTCATAAGAAGCGTGCTCATAAGCTGTTGTGCCGCCGCCATGCGTTGGCCATCGGCAGCTTCCATCGCAGGCAACGATGACTGAATGGGCGTCGAGTGTTCCCGAGCCAATGCATCATCGCCTCCACCCTTGAAGGCACCCCCGGCCAAGGTAAGCCCCTTCGACGCCGCGTTTGGTGTTGCTCCGTCACCAAATAACCCTTTGAGTTTGTCGGCGTTGTCACCAAAAAGTGCCGTGCCGATTTTGTCCCCGAACGTCGGTTCCGCCACGCCAGCCACGCTATAAGACTTAACGTCCGTGGGCGGTGGCAAAGCAGGGGCCGAGTAGCCGGAAACCATAGGTGGAACACTGTTGAGTGTCGTACCGCCGACGATGCCATCATAGTTGCCGACGCCAGCGTCTTTGGCCCCGTACCAACGGCCCCAACCGTCGCGGTTTGCAGTGTCAAGGGCAAAATCAACGGTTTGCTGCCATTGATTCGGGTCACGCGGGTCGATACCACGAGCCAACGCATCGTTACCGAGGCCAGCCGGGAACCCTGTACCCTCGCCGCCGACTAGCATCTGGAACGGGCCGTAAGATGGCTCGCGCAGGTTGCCCTTCATCACGTCGCTCTGGCGGATGGGATCTTTGAGGCCCCCCTCGGCTCGTGCGACTCGCAGGACAATTTCCTCGTCCATTTTGCGCTTGCGGGCTGCTTCGCGAATGTACTGTTCGAGCTGGTTAGCCATTTGCCATAGCCCTCTGCATGATGCCGCCGTAGTCGACTACGCGCTTGCCGTCGATCTTGCTGATAAATTCCGGCATCTTCTTCTCGACGTCGGAGGCCATCGGGCCAACAACCTTCGGGTAGGTCTTCGGATCCTTCTTGTAGCGGTACGCATAAAGATCGAGGTCGGTGCCGGGGATCTTGCCGACCTTTTCCTTGTCGGTCTTGGTGTCGTCCTCGGATAGGCCGAGAAGCAGCGAAAACATGCCCATGCCAAGCTGACCGATATCGGTACCGCTGGAACCCCCGGTGGTGGTTTTCTGGGTGGTGTCACTCTTGCCGTAAGGCGACATGCCGAGCGCGGAGAGGCGAAGGTTGAGATTTTCGAGGTCGTAATCGCGGCCTTCGCCAAACTTGGCCATATCCGAGTCGATGCGTTCCTGTCCCTGCGTCTTCTCCATGAGACCGGCCTGCATGAGAGCGGCCAGCTCCTTGGAACGACCGTCGATAGCGGCCTGCGCCGACGAACCTTGGTTGGAAATGTCCTGCGATGCCGAGGCGAGAGCCTTGTCGTATCCGCTGGAGCGTAGCTGCGCCGAAAGCGTGCCCATGTCCTTGAGATTCTCAGCGTTGGTGACGCCGTCCACGACCCCGTGCCGCGATCCACCAAACGCCCCCGCTTTCGCTGCTGCGTCGCTGTTGCCCATCAGGGCCTGAATACGGTTGCGGTCGACGTCGCCAAGCGTCTTGTTGACCACCTCATCGGTGTACGGGTTCATGTACCTCGACATGTCTGTGTTGGCGATACTGGTGGTGCCGTTGGCGATATTGGCCAGAACGCCAGTCATGTCACCGGACGCGATCTTGTCGCGGATACCGTTGATGCCGCCTTGGGTAGCGCCGCTCATCGAAGCGACGCGCTCGCCGCCGTACTGCATGAACGGCTTCGTACCAAGCTCTTGGGCGAGCTGGTAATTTTCCTGCGACGCGGCGTCCACCCACTTGGGCAGTTCGACCTTCGTCGTCTGTGTGGTTTGGGATGGGGCTTTAGAGACCATTGGTCACACCTTAATGAAATTGACGCTGATGGGCTTCCACCCGTCGAAGTGTTTGTTGATCCAGCCGAGCCTGCCGGTAGCCATCATCATGTCTGCGCTTATCGATGCACGATATGCTTCAAGTTCTGGCTCAAGCTCGTGGAGGGTGTCTAAGTCGCCAATGACGAACACTATCTCCAACACTTTTTTGCGGGGAAACTCATTTACTTGGGTTATTACCCATGTGTCGCCCTTAACAAAACTCTGCATCCTTCCTTGCTTGATAAGGTCTAGGATGTCCTCGAAGGTATAGAAACCTCCGTGCAATTCAAGCATTCTTTCCATCTGTTGACGGAAGTTACGGTGCTTCATACGTTAATACCGCCTCTAAGACACCAGCGTCGGTGACCTGTACAGTATACACTGACCCGTTCGGTGACGCAAGTAGTACGGAACTCACTGCGGTATTCTGCGGCGGGCGAGCATCCAACTCCTTACGTAGGTACTTGATGAGTATGTTGAGGTAATCCAAGACGGCGGGAAACCCCGTGAAGCGCGGAACCGGTATCATAGTCTGCCCCTCCGCACAACTTCGATCATGTTGTTGCCCATAGTCCAGTCCAACACTTCGTTGACGTTCTGGCGGACGGTCATTTGGAAATCCCGGCCCGTGTCACGGAACCCAACAATACCCCGTGAAAACTCCTTGGGGCCGGAAGTCATTTCCACCTTTTGCCCGGAGCGGAACAAGCTGTAGTCAAGGATGAACTCAAGTCCCGTTGTATCGTCCCCGATGTCAGGAAGCATACGACCGACAGTTAACATGCTCGCGCCGCCGGAAAAGTTGATGTTGTGGGTTTTAGCCCAAGGCAGTTCCTCCCCCGGCTGCAACGCATATACGTCGCCGTACTCGTGAATGTACACATCAGTGCCGTCCGACATTATCGGGTACCCAGTGAAGCTCGATTTAGCACCGCAAGTACGACGCATCTTGCCTGTCGACCACCAATTTTCCTTGTAATTCCACGACACGTAGTGAGAGTTAGTAGTCTCACCAAACGCGGGGAAAAAGAAGTACAGCTCGGAAAAGTCTGGAACGGTTACGAAACTGGCCTTAAAGCGAGCGACGTCTTTGTCCATTCGGTCCTTGATCCATGTCCACACGGAGGACGGCAGTGGGACAGCGGAGCCAGCCGAATATTGCCAAAAGCCATCACTAGAAGCCCAAACACAACCCCCCGGGGTATCGATGATTGAGTCCACCGAAAGAGGAGCACTTTCGACGTTAATGACGTCCATGCTGAATATGAAAGGAAGGCCGATATAATTCAACACATGGCCCACGTTGTCTTCGGTGAATACAATAACTTCGGACCCAGACTTCGACACTGACACCACGCCCGATGCTGGTTGGATATTGTTCTTCCCCGCCTTGGAGCTTACCGTCGCAAAATCCCAGTTTGTGTTGTCTTCTTCGTCGCACCATCCGTAGTCGCCGGGGACGCCACCCATCCCGAAAAGGATGACATGGCGATACGGCGAAACAACGAAAGTGCGGTTGCTAATTGGTGCGTTTTCGACGGCCTCGCATTTGTTGGCCATTGACGAGGCGTCCCACTCCAATAAGCGGCCATCGGTGCTGGTCATTACGAGGAGATTTTGACCCCAATTGTCGAGTGTGTAACACTCCGGAATGACAAAGCGGGCTTGCTTGTCCGGTCGGGGTGTTCCATAAGACCCCACACCGTACCCAAAGTCGCCATAACCCCCGGCTACGTAACCTGTGGAAGGCGCCACAAGAGGGGCCACTGGGGAAATGTCGGTCAGCTCTCCGCCCACATCGACGTAAACGTGGGCCTCGCACAGATAGGCAATAACCCTAGTCCCGTTATTCAAGGACCAACGGTGTACTGCCATAATAGGCGAAGCAGTGGGCGGATACGAAGCCTTCGACCACCCGCCGATTGGCGACAATTTCCCGTTAACCCACCGCACAAGGTTGGTCTCAAGCCAATTAGCCGATTTGCTTGTTTTCGTCGGTGCGGCGAAAACACCGGCAGGTAGCTCGATAGAAATTGGCTCGATCATTACCTACCTCAAAGTGTGAAAGCGTCCCGCCAGAATTGGTCGATGCCCGCGTCGTCCATCCCGAACATAACGCCAAAAACCGTCGTGATAGAATGTGTACGCTCAAACGTGGTGGCACCCGACAGAAGCATGTTAGCAGAGAAGCGCTGGTCTTCGGGCATAGCGGCGATAAAACCGACGATGGCCGGGGGCATCGTGCCGGTCATTACTGCGGCGAGCGCTTGCTCCTCAGTAATGATCTTGCGCACCGCCAGTTCTTGGAAAAACTGGCGGTCGCTGATGACGGGGGGCACGGGTTCACGTGAAACCACAAAAGACGCGAGAAATTCTGCGACCTCTTCGTCAGTCATCTCGACATGGACACCATCTACAACTTTGATCATCCGCGTATTCCTTGAAGATGGGCCATGCCACTGGTGAAGGCGAACCCTGCTGTATTTGAAAAGCGCAGCGCATTGTGAGCCGTACTGTTGTTGCGATACCCCCAAGTTTCCAGCTTGGCGTGGCCAACGTCGATAAACAAAGACCCGTTTGAGTGCATGATCGTGGCCCTTGCTTTGTTGAATCCGGTGAGCGAAACGACAAATTCGAACACGTTGGTTTCCATCGCACTATTTGATAGTGGGAAGTATGAAGAGGAGGCCAACGAAGCTACACCTGCCGAAGTAAAGACCCCCAGAGCGGTGAAACCGTAGTCGGCGGCACCTGCGTTAAACGAGGCCCCGTTATCCTGGCTTACCCGCAAAAAAGGGAAAAGTGAACTGGCGGCCGGGATGCCTTCGACGGTAAGCCGAAGGTGCTCAAATACGCTAAGCCCCGCCCAGTCAACCACTGAAACGCCAGCAAGGTTTACCAGACCATCTGGTACTGTTTCCCACTTATTGTAGGCGGCAGCGACACGACGGCTCGAATATGGGGTGACAAATACCGTATCCACGGGCGCTGCAGCGCCGGCTTGAGCGTCAGATGCTTTGCCAATATTCGCAACGAGCTGCGCCTTTTGGGTGGCGTCAAACACTTGCGCCACATCAGCACGCAAGTAATTCAAGATGATGTCGGCTACCGCTTCATCCAAGTCGTTCACCGCCGCATCGATGACGTCCATGTCCGTGTTAAGTTTGGCGCCCCAAGTGTCGTCGGACGCTCCCGGTTCGGGCTTCACCAAGCCTAGATTGGTTGTTACTGTATCGGCCATGTTACCCCCAAGGATTCGATTTAGGTTGAACCACCCAAATACCCGGATTATCGGACTGCGGGACCCAAACGCCGGAAGGCAACTGCGGACCCCAGAACTTTGACTCTTCTGGCTCGAAGACACCGTCGACGCTGACTAAGAGAGAGTATTCACCCCCGTAATTGACATTTCCAACGGCCACTAACCGCACGGCTACGTCGAAGTTGAGTTCTTCGGTGTAATTCATTGCTATCCGCCCCTCGGCGGACATGTCGAACGTGGCGTCGGTAGTGTACGACGAACCAAAGTGAACGCTTACAGCACCCGTTAGTACCAACCCCACGTTAAAATTGACAGCCCAAGCAGCACCGAAAGAAGAAGAACCGTGGGCTTGGACGTCGACGGCGTAGTCGATAGTGGCAGTGTTGCCGAAACCAACCGAACCGTAGGGCTGCAGGTCAAGTACGATGTCAAGGGTGGCCTCGCCCGCTGCGTTTGTCGCTGCAGAGTAGAGACCGGAATTGTAGACCCCAACACCGTACTTTTTAGACATTATGGCACCGAGCAGCGGATTTTGAGTTTCGTTGCGAGGAACCGGAAGGAGTCGTCGATTGCGATGTCCTTCGGGATTGTGATGGGCTCTTCTGCGAGCAGTGTTCCTGCGGCGACTGCCGACCAGATGCCCACGTGGGTAACTTCGCCCCAAGCCGCCGTGGCGGTGGGGAATTGGATGAGGGCATCATTCGACGCGATAGCGGGTTCAGTCCCGGTAATAGTGTAAGCACCGAGGGCCTGTCGAGCGTAAGCGCCGCCCGCTACTTCGTTGCCGCCTAAGGAAGGCAAGGCCGTGTGCAAACCCACGTAGGTCGCCGGGGTGAGGACACCGTTGAGAGCGCGATTTTCACCTGCTTCGGTAAGGGACATCATCCGATCCTTTTGCGTACTAGGCGAGTGCGGAGCGTAGAACCGCTGATCTTGCCCTTGTTGTAATTCATATTGGCGATTTCAACCAACCCAGAAACGATGCCTTCGATGGAGGTCGCACGCTCAAACTCTTGCGCATAAAGCGCAGCGGAGGCGTTGCAGGCTTGAAGGTAGATATTGTAGTGATAGGTGTAGAGCCATGTCGCGACGTCGACGAAAGTCGGGACGTGTTGGAAGTAGCTCATCGTGATCCGGAGGCCCTCGATCTCAGGGATCGGAGCACCAAATTCGATTTCTTCGCCGAGGATCGTGTACCATTCTTTCGGCCTCACGGTATTGACGTAAAACTCGTCAGGGGTGCGGAACACGAGCGGCGCACCGTTGGTGATGCGAATGATTTCTGCCTCGATGAAGTCCAACGGCAACGCAACGCGACCGTTGGCTATGATAGCATCGGCGCGGACTACCATCTGGCGAACCCGTAGAGACTGGGAAAGCGTAGTTTCCGCCATCCGGATGATAGACGTGACGGTGGCGTCGGAAAAGTCCGAGCGCCCCACCCAATCACGAACTGCATCTTGGAAAACGGTGTAGTCGGTCATACTCGGCCTTCCCAAACCCTAAATACCGCGTTGTCCGAATCGTTCAACCAGCGGTCCCAATCTTTGTCGTCCCAACCCTCGTGTACAGACCTTTCGTACACTGTAAGGGGAACTCCACGGGCCACCAACTTATTGGTGGATTTGGTGGGGTGTAACTCCCGCATGATCTTATTCGTCTCGATCACGCCGTCCATCACAACCTCGGTCTTGACGACCAATTGGTGAGGGTTGTCGGTGTCGGTGATGAAGGTCCGCCGGACCCCATCCTCGTTTTTGTATACCAGTCGACTTTCCATAGGAGTATACCACGCTGCGGGCTGGCTGTCAATTCCGTGCCGGAATGTCCGGAGGTGTTGACAACATCAATTGGGTTCGTTTCGACGGGAAGTTATCGTCAATCTTGCTGGCGAGAACTTCGATTTTAGTTCCAAGCTGGTTGATGTCCTTGCGAAACACATCCATGTTATTCAGGATTAGCTCCGAAAGACGGTCAGTACGCTTACCTTGTTCGATGAGGCCCTGCTCAACGACGCCAACACGGTAGGGGATATTCTCAACACTTTCCCGAACCAGATTCTGATCGTATCGCAGGCCCTCAATAGATTTGTTGACCATTGCGAAGTTGCTGTCGGTCTGCGAAGAGCGAATGGTGCGATACTGCTCCTGTTCGCTCAAGCGCTTGTCGAAGTCACCGATGTAGTTGAACAGCCCAATTGCGGCTCCGGCAACGGCCAGTATAGTCGGAACGTTTACTTGGGTCCAGTTGATTGCCATCGGATCGTATTCCTTTGTCACTCGCGCCCCCGCGTGGTATTAGACGTCCTTATTCTTGGGAGCCAGATAGGTCAGGATAGCCGGAAGGCCGATGGTGATGGCGTAGAGAGCCAAGTACCCGAACCAAGGTGTATCCGCTGGCATGAATGGAACGCCGATTGTGCCTGTGATAGCGCCACCTGCAGCAGCGCCGATTGCTTTTGAGATCTTGTCCATCTTCATGCCTCGTTTGTTGAAACTTTACCAGACGTTGACATCGAGACCTTCCGGGGCGTAAACGGAAGGTTTTTCGGTGCCCTTGCTCCAAGGAGTCGGTTTTTGGCGGCCTTGGTAATGCTGACGGTGTTCGACTGATTGCCGCCAAGCACATAGTAGTTGTTGGCATCCTCGCCAACGTAAAATCCGACGTGGCCTGTCCAAGCGGTCTTGGAACCGCGCCAAAACACGAGGATAGCTCCGTATCCGGGAGACACCGGAACGCCAAAGTTGAGCCAGTTGCGCGAACCGAGAAGGCCAGCGGGCAACATTTCCTTGGGGTCCCAATGGTGGATGACCTTGCCGACGAAAAGTCCGCACCATGCGACGCCGTCATTGGCGTACTGTTTGGAAACACCGACGTCCTTGGCCCACTGCATGATGGTAGGGCTTGAGGCCGCACCGGCCACTTCGTTGGTCCCGATAAGGCTGCGGGCGTATTCCATCCACGGGGTGTCCGTGCCAGTAGTGGGGGCCGACAGCACCGGCTGGCGGGCTGGAATGGCCGTATCATCGAAAAGGGCGTGCAGGGTGACAACGCCGACGTAGGAACGCTCGGCTAGGCCGCTGGCCCGCTTGAAAGCAATAATAGCATCTTGGGTCTGGTTGCCCGCGTCGCCGTCGACCTTACCACTGTAATAGCCGAGTTCTTTGAGGCGCTGCTGGACGGCTGAAACGATTTCGATGTTAGTTAACATACCACTCTCCCAAAGTTGCGGGCCGGGGTGTTGCCCCCGGCCTCGCCTTTACGTCACGGTGATCGTGAAAACAGTGACCCGACGATTCGGCATCGAGTACTGCGAGTCTTCCATAACCTGAACCGGGTAGCTTCCGGCAACCGACGCAACAGAACCCTTGACTAGGTTGCTACCGCTGATTGCGAAACGACCGCTGTCGTCGAGAATAGAAAGAGTGCCGCGTGCAGATTTGTTTCCGAGAGCACCGATGACTGTTCCCGCAGCAGAAACTGCAGTCACGGTAGATGCGCTCAAGGTGATCGCGCCGAGGGCAACGTCAGGGCCGTCCTCGTCGTATGTGTCCATGTAGGTTGGGGCGAAGTCCGCCATATTAGCCTCCATTTGTTACGGAATTGGGGGACCCAGACGTTACTCCGGGTCCCCCGCCCTTGGGAGGGTATTACGCGCCGATGACGGCACCCTGCTTGACGCCGTTGAACAGGATGTGGCCCATCGGGTTGCGCATTTCGACGCCCCACTCGGCCAGGATCATCCGGGTTTCGGCGTCGCCGATCTTCGCCAGCGGGATCTGGCGGAAGTTGCGGAAGAACGCGACGGCCAGATAAGCCGGATCGACGAGCAGCGCAACGTCGGCAGGAAGCCAGCGCGAAGGGATGACCTTGATGCGACCGAAATCCGTTGCAATGACGTCAACGGTAGCGACAACCTCGGTGCGTCCGACCTGAACCTGTGAAGAGTCACGGCCCTTGAAGGTCGAAACAGTGCGCTTGATCGCGGTCGGCACGATGAGGAGGTTCGGCGAGGCACCGTTTTCGAAGGCTTCCTGCATGGCGTTGCCGACGAGGACTTCCGAGAACGCCACCTGCTCGCCGCCCGCGACAGCAGCGAAAGCAGCTGTGGAGGTGAGAGGAAGCGGGGAACCTACGGAAGCAACGACGCCGACGACGGCCTGGCCCTGCACGTTGTTGCGGTCACGACCACGCGCGATGAAGTGCGGGATCGATTCGGTCTTGCGGGCGGTGGCATCGTCGCCATCGTTGCGTGCCTGACGGCTGCACATGATCGACTCGATGTCCGACTTGAGGACCTTCGACTTCAGCGCCATCTGGTGGGCCATTTCCGAACCCTTGCCGGCTGCGTCAGACGCTTCCTGCGAGCCAGAAACAGTCGCGTCGCGCTTCGAGATCTGCGTGACGTTGGACAGACGAACAGTCGGCTGAGCCGCCGTGCGTTCGAGTTCGAAACCTTCAACCTGGGCGTTGTTCAGATCAACGGTCGGCAGGTTTTCAGTCTGCCAGTCGAACTGACGAGCCTTGGCGTTGCGGCGACGAGCCGCCGACATCACGGGGGTGTCGAACGGGTCGATGTTGTAGATAGCGTTGGACAGATCTTCACGATTGCCCTGAGCGCCATATGTGGTGTAAGCCTGCGATACCTTCGCCATTATCGTTTCCTTTTGGGGCTGATGAGTTGAAGCATGACGTTTGCGGCGTCATCCACCGAGCCAGTGCGGCTCAAATTGCTCATCGCTTTATCACCCCTCGGAGCCGTGCGTGCGCTTCCCGCTCCGGGTTTAAGCGGCTTTTTGCCACGACGGATCGGCTTCGGCTTCGATTCCTGAAGGCGATCGTACTTCGCGGCCTTGAGAAGGATGTTGATCATCCGGGAGTCATATACTTCCGAAATTTCCTTCTCGGAGAAACCGGCTTTCTTGCCGGTATTCATCATCAAGGTCAGGTCCCGCGTCATGACCTTTTCGTCTTTCCACGCGGGGTTGTTGGCCAGGATCTTTTGGTTCTCGGCCGAGATGAATTTCTTCATTTCGGCCTCGTCTTGAGCTTGCTGCTCGGCGCTGACGCGACCCTTCTCGGCCTCAAGGGCGGCACGGGTCGACTTGATTTCGGCATATTTCTTTTCGAGGAGACGAGCAGCCGCTGGATCGCGGGCATACTCGGCGTCCCAATCCGGTTCTGGCGGCACCAACTGTTCAAGGTGCGCTTCCATTGTGGCGATCAGGTCCGTATAGCGCTTGCGGTCTTCGATGACCTGCACCGCCTCGCTGCGGATAACCTTGCTCGCTTCGCTCAGATCGTTGAGGCGACGATGGAAAGTCTCCTTGCGGATATACCCGTCAAGGGCTTCGCGCAGGTCAACTTCGACGCGTTCACCATCTACAACAACTTCGTAGATTTCAACGTCTTCTTCGTCCTCTTTTTTGTCTTCTTCTCCTTCGCTGTCCTCATCGGGGTCGGCAACTTCGGCGTCGGCATCGTCTTCATCTTCGCCCTGATCGAGGATGGACTCAAAGTCATCTGCGTCCTCTTCAGCCTTGGCGGCGCGCTGTTTGCGCGGGATTGGGAGGCCAGTGTCGTCGTCATCACCGCCGCCGCGAGCCGGGCTTTCGTCGTCGACTTCGAGGTCGCCAACATTTCCGAACATCACTTCGATGGGGCCGTTGTCTGCAGATGACTCTTGGGCACTCTTCTGAGTGTTTCCGAGAGCTACGTCGAAGGCCGCTGCGGCTTGTTCGATTGAGTCTGCCATTGTTATCTTCCTTTTCGAGCCTGCATGAGTTTTTCGTTGACTATGGACTGCAGCCTCGATTGCACGCTAGCTAGCACCTTCATACTAGCATGCGCCGTGCTGGCTGTCAATCCCCCTACTTCCGCCTGAATGAGTTCGTTCAGGTATTCCTGCTGTAGTTCATCAAACACGTAGTTGACAGCAGTTGAGCTGAGGGCCGCTCTTGCGTCGGCCATCATTTCTTCGCGTTCCATTGCTGGTAGATCCTCGAACTTCCTCACGGCTGGTTCCTTTCATCCACGACCGTCTCAGCCTCGGCAAGGGCCTCCGGATACTCGCCAAGTGATTTGACGAGGTTGACAAGGGTATCGAGACCCAACTTGTCGCGCCGAAAGTCGTCGTCCGCCGCGATTTTTTCCCGCTCGATGCGATGCTTGTCGATCGCGATGGCCGTTGTAGACTTGACCTTCTCGACCTCGGCAGTGGCGATCTTTTCTTCCGGGGTTGGCTCCTTGGGGCCAGACACCGACGCCATGATTTCGGGGGTGACGTCCGTGAAATAACGCTGCGTATTGCGGATATTGACGAGAGCCAGCTGGTCCTTGATCGTGTTCAGGTATTGCTCTGGGGTGACGAAGGGGTTGTCGATACCCATCTGCGTCATGATCATCATTTGCGTCTGCTGAATGTTCTGCAGCGTCATCATCTTGGAAATGTCGTTGCCACGACCAAGCGACGGATTGACCTTCACCGAAAGGTCGGGGTCATACAAAGACTGGTCGTACTCGACCCATTTGCCATTCAGCTTGAGCGTGCGCTTGCGGTTGGGTGCGCGGGTGATTTCACGAAGAAGGCCCCGCATCAGGTCCTTGAAGCCCGTTTCAGCGAGGATGCGGGCGATCAGCTCGATACGCTCCTGAGCGCCGTTGACAATCGCTTCGATACCCATGAGGTTGGTCGACTGCAGCGCCTTAGGGTCAACACCCTTCGACGCTTCCGAGATACCTGTGCGGCTCTGACGAGTAGCGTCCATAACTCCCATCATTTCGAAGACCTGCTGGCCGACGAAAGTGGATCGCATTTCTTTCATGACGCCGTTGGGGTCACCCTTCATCCGGATGACACGACCGACACCATCAGCCAACACGTCGCCCATGTTGACCATATTCTCGTTGACCGCAAGGTCGGGGAACATCGATGCAGACAAGCTGTCAAGACCGCCGCGAAGCAAGCGGCTCTTGATTTCCTGAATGTCAGTTACTAGGTCCGCCATGGCGTCCCCTATAACCGTGTGGGGCCGTGGGTCACCGCAGAACACCGCCAGATCGATCGCGTCGGCGATTTCGTCTTCGATGATGTCCCAATTCGAGCCGAGCGTCCGGATCTTACGAAGCTCGTCGATGCCGTCACCATCCTTGTCGATGCGGATGAAGTATTCACCAAACTCAACCATCTGCTCGTTTATCAACGACATATCGATGGCGGGGTTACGGATGGAACGCTCCGGGCTGTAATAATCATAGTTGCCCGTGTATTGGGCCACCATTTCCGGATCATAGCCCATCTGAACGATGTCAGAGGCCGGAACGATTTCCGACGTGCCGACGAGGCCGGACTTGCGGACAGTGCGAGCGCTACGTGATACTCGGAAGTTTTCCGGGGGCACCGACTCAACGCAGTAGGTGGGCTTGGTCTCGACGAAGCCGAATGTCACCACGTCGTAGAAGCCGTCAGCGTCCTGTTTACCAAGATCCTTCAGTTCGGCCTTCTGGTTGCCGACCTCGTTGGCCTCGTCCAGTACCATCTGGATTTGTTCGGGCAGCATCCCGTGGAAGGTCTTTTCGGTGTACTTTTCGGCGTTGTCAGTGTACCATTTGACGACGCCAACTTTTTCGATCAACGCGTCCTTGAGCAGGTTGTGAATGATCAGGAAGCCTTCGTTCTCTTCCCAGAAGGTGTAGAGAACATCGTCAGTGGCCTGCTTGGCCATGTCTTCCTGGTCGGGACCCCTTGGGGTGAAGTCCGCGATATGCTCGGACGACGTGAAGATGCGGATCAGCGACGGCATGATCGCCATAACCGTGTCGCGAACGTCTGTGGAAACGATGGTCGAGCGGTTGGCCGCGTCGGTGCCTTGAGTGGTGCCGTCCCCCATGATCACGGAATCTGGATCGTCATCGCTGTCGAGACCGGGAAGCTCACCGTAATAATACTTGAGGTTGTCTTCCCGCTGCGGCGAAAGCTCACTGTCATTATAGTCGACAGAGTCTGCGATCATCGCCTTGACGCGTGCTTCGTACTCGTCAACAGCGTCGACGTCTACATTGGCCGACTTTGCGGTGCCGAGGTGAGAAAAAATGGATTCCATTATCGGGTTCCTCCGATTCGACGACGCAAGCCCCCGCGCCGCATTGAAACTACGTTGCCGCCGGATACACTGCCCCAACTTGTAATTAGGTGTATACCCATTGCGCCCGTGCGAATAGCATCAGAACCGTGTGAGGCCCAATTGTGGACCGGACGACCCTGTTTGCTCCGATGATAATTCTTTAACGCCGAAAGGCCCTCTTCGCACTCTTTCTCATCGAAGAAGCAGATGCGCAGGAATGACCTGACAGCCTCGATCCCGTCCTCAACACGGTGGAGGGGGGTGACTACCGGAACGTCGCCGTGGAGGTTCATAACAACCTCGTAACGGGATTTGCCGGTGCCAAGCTCACGAGCTTTGATATCGTGAGGCATTATAAGGTCGCTGAGTTGGTAACCCATCGACGCGATGTCGGCGTAGATTTCGGGCAAGCCCTTCCCGGTGTATTGCTTGTACTTAATAAAGTGGATCGCTTTGCCGACAAACTGGAAGAACCAGACTGCCGTCGCGTCGTCGATGCCCAAGTCCCACATCGTGTACACGGGCAGTTGCGGCTGATAAGGAACGACGGTGATGTTCGTCGCGGCCATATCGTTGAGAATGTCCCCATAATAGGACCCCTCGACCGGCGCATCGAAGCTGCAAAGCATTTCTCGAGCGTACTCTTCCGCCGACATGTCCGCCGTCATTTCCTTGACTTCGTCGGGGTGCAGAGCGTCGGTCTCGGTGACTGGGATCGAGAAGATGTCCCAATTCGGGTTGTTCAGGTTCTTGTTGCGGAGAGCAGCAAAATGGTCATCACCATTAGAAGTGCCAGAAATGATGGCCCACCCGCGATAGTCAGCAAGACAAGGTCGAACGACAGTAGAGAATACGGCAGGATTAAGTAGCGTGAACTCGTCCAGCATGATACCATCGAAATAAAGACCACGCATACGCTCATAAGCAGCTGCACCGCCGTAGAGGCGAATAGTAGCGCCATTAGGAAGGATGCACATAAGATCACCCTCCCTAAATTCGACCCCCGGAATCTGCCCCGCAAAATGCTTAAGATAACCCCAGATGAGGTCCTTGGTCTGATCGAATGACGGCCCAACATACGCATACCTCGGTGGTGGATCTTTGCGTGTGTTCTCCAACGCACGTTTGATCATTTCGTTGATCGCGGCAACCGACTTACCAGCGCGACGATGAGCGACTACGAACTTCCATCTTTTCGGCGATAAGTGCAGTGGGAGGAAATGGCTACGAGGCGTATACGGGATGACAACTTTGCGGGGTTGATCCTGCCCTTGCATTTCAGCGTATTTTGGGCCGTCGGTCATTCCCACCATACCTCTGGCTCGTTATTACCCTTGGAGTCATTAGCGGCCTGCGTAAGAATTTGCATATTCCACGGAACGTGAAGCCCGCAACTATGTTTACCGTTGAGCGGCCAAACGTGATCAACGGTATGTACCACACCAGTCTGATCGGTAAGGCGACGAGCCTCTGTGTAAAACTTTTGGATTTCCGCACTGTACTTACGATCCAATTGAGCTTTGTTGATTTTGTGATCTTGCCGGGAACGAACCGAGGCAATCTTTTTACCTCGGTTGCGGTCGTACCAATCACGCTGGCGACGCAGCACTTCTTCTTTGTTGTACTCGCGGTACTGTCGGTCGTATTCACGCTTAAAAGCAGGGCCGCGCCAAACTGGTTTTTCGACTTCAATCATGGTCGATCACTTTCTCTTGGGCTTCGGGCTGGAATATTGTTCCGTCAGCCCAGCCCACAATGACCGTCCCGCCCTTCGAATTGTCGATCTGAATTTTCGAGCCACCTGAACCCCAACCGCGATCTTTGCCGATACCCTGCAACACGAAACGCGCCATTGCGTCGCGACGACCTTTGTCGTCCGCGTCAGTCAACGCGTCGTAGACCGTGTCTTCCGCTAGATCCTTCAATTGCTCTTTGGCTTCGTTCAGTTCCGCCGAAAGATAGGGGGAACGGGAGACGAAACCGCGAAGCCTGTTGGACGTGACCTTAAGGATATCCGCCGCAACGGTGATGTTACCTCGTGCCCTCCAAATCGCAGTGCGGCATTCCTCTATGTCCAGCGGCAGGGAGTCAGGGCGATAATCGAAAGGCATGGTGGGTAGTGGAATGAGGTCGCGAGGCAAGTTAGCTGGCATGAAACCCCCTAGCTGCCTCGTTGGCGGCGTCCAGTGTTAAATGTCGGCTGTGGAGCCTATCTTTGTGAGGTTCAAATATCCACCAGCCGCGTTTTTGTCTTACTCCGATTTCACGGCCTCTATTAGCTGCGCGACTAACGGCAGCTTTACGGGAAGCGTTGCTGCGTTTTTCTGGTGATTTGTCGCGTTCGTTGTCGGTTTGTGTTCCAGGAATTATGTGTTGCGGGTTAATACACACCTCCACGTGACACGTGTGCCTTCCTACCTCGTCGTCCCGTAGTGGTCCGTGGGTTTCCTCACACACAAGCCGGGTCAAGTAATACTGTTTATTTTTGATCGTAACCCTGGGCCTTTTTTGATTCGACCCGTTCACAAAACCAAGCCAAATGCAGCAACCAGTGTTTGGCTCAGGCATCCATGAGTCTATGTATTTTTCAAGTAGTTGGGACATTGGGATCCAAATACGACGAAGCCAGTAGGTGGAAGTTTACCACGCTACTGGCCCGAAGTCAAGTCATGCCAGGAATATTAGGCTTCGCGGGCCAACGCCCGCAGGTCGCCGAGAGTCAGCGAAATGCCAGCCGCACCCCAGACTTTGTGTTCGTCGGGGGTTTCACGCGGAATCAGCGAGACGAGGCGGCGCAGCTTGGTGATCGCAGCGCGACCTTCGGCGTACCAAGCCGGCTCATCGTCGCGTTCGAGAATCGGCTCAGGGTGTTTTTCGGCGTCGGCGTCGAGCACTTTTTCGAGTGCCTTTTCGTCGTCCTTGGATCCAGCGGCCAACGCTTCGGCCTTGATCTTTTCCGCCTCGGCCTGAGCTTTCTTTTCGGCGGCTTCGTCCTTGTCGACGTTGGTTGCGGGGGCGACGGTTTTCGTGCTCTGCGGGCCGGGAACCGGATTGGCCGGTGCGGCTTGGGACTTGTCAGTCATGATAATGCTCCTTAAGGTTGCACGCCCCCGCAGTGTATCACGAGGGCATGCCCGTGTCAATACCCGATGCTATTCCCAGCGGCGCGGGTCAACAGTGATGCTGCCGTGTAGGTATTCACGCATCAGGTAGGCTTCGAGGCTCCACATCTTGCGGATCGCATCCTCGTAAGCGAACTCCTTGCCCTTCTCGGCATCGAAGTTGGTTGGGTCTGCCGGGGCCGACATGCCCTGCAAGGCGTAGCCATTGTGAAGCGTCAAAACGGCGATCGTCATGTGCGGGAGTGTTTCCGGATACAGGTATTCAACCTTCGCGACTTGTTTCTTCATCGAGGCGAGGCTGACGCGCCAAGGGGTTTTCTGCACCGACGCGGCTGAGTCGTCCCCGATTTGCAGAGACGGGGTGGCCATGTTCGCACCTTGGTATTCCGCCGTCTTCTTGATTCGCACTGCATCCGGAAGCTTGAACACGATGACCTTGTTGGTTCCGACGTCGTTTTTCCACAGCGTGTTGAAGTCGACGATATCATCGACGCTGTGTTGGTGCTTCGCGGTGAACGTCCGTTCGCTCTGGTTCATATCCAACATGAACTTTGTGTAAGCGTCGACGAGTGAGGATGTATTGTCCATTCTTTTCTGCCTTTGTGACTGAATGTTCCATGGCGTCGCGCCGAAAATTAGACTCCATTACCTGGGTGTATTCATACGGCGTGACGCTGTTGAAAATGTCGTTCTTCCTCGCGTTGTAGTCCGCGAGGATAGCTATCGTGTCGTATTCGAAAGCGGCCCTAGAAACTGCTTCTCTCATAATCTTCGGCATGGCGTCGAAAGCGGCCCATACTTCGGAGTAGGAAAGCTCGATTGCCTTGGGTGACGCGTCCGAATTAGACATGTCACAGCCCCCGGATACTGCTCATCGCGTGGACGATGGACCGGAAGATGTGGTCCTTTATCTGCTGCTCGACCGGCAATTCCTTGTAGGCCACGAAGCAGGGGTGTCGCTTGTTGTCGGGGTCCTTCACAGGGCCGTAAGACCACCCGTCGGCTTCCTTTTCGGTGTACCAGTTTTCGTGGCTCGCAGAGGCGTTGGCCTTAGGGTTGTCGAGGTGGAACCGTACGCCATTGCGGGCGGAGGCTTTTTGCCATTCAGGAGCTTCGGTCCAATTCGGCTGCGAGGCGTCGCCTATTGATTCGCAGTATGCCTTGTTCGCTTGGTGGGCGATACATGCCACTACGTCGATATCCTGTTCAGAGTACTTCATCGAAAACACTTCCTTTGTTGTTGTTGCGTAGTATCGACAAAGTATTGTATCACGCTGCGGGGTGCGTGTCAAGTGGTAAAAGGAACGTATGCGCATTTACGTACGTGGGCGTATGGAGGGGTATGGGGGGCATTAATTGTCGATACGACGCGCGACGAAGCGGGGTCCCCCCGCTACTTTCGCATCCGCATCTATATGGGGGGGCAGCGCAAAACGGCCCCCGGGGGCGACAACCAGAGGACGCAGCGCAGCGACGCCGCAACGCGGGCGGGCAACAACCAACAGACGCAACACCACAGCCCCACAACCCGGACGCGAGACACGCGCCGCGAGCAGGCGGGCGAGCGCACAACCCGGACGCGAGACACGCGCCGCGAGCAGGCGGGCGAGCGCACAACCCAGACGCGAGACACGCGGCGCGAGCAGGCGGGCGAGCGCACAACCCAGACGCGAGGGGGCGGCGCGGCGGCGAGCCATGCGTCCGACGCAGGGTAGATATGCAGAGCGAGCATGGCCTCGGGCGCGGGAGGGGCTTGACACGGCGCTCGCGGCATGGTATGATGGGGACGATCGGGCGGCACGACGCAGCCCACAGGACAGGAGCCACGACCATGACAGCAGCCGCAGCCCGCACCGCCCGCGCCATCGCAGCCAGCCACGCCGCCCAGACGAACGACGAGAACGCCGCCAGCCACGCGACGGGCGCAGCAAGCCACGCCGCCGCCCGCGACGCGCACAGAGCCGCCGCCGCAGCGCAGCGCGCAGCCGGGAACCACGCCGCCGCAGCCGAGCACGAGAACGCAGCCCGCGCACACGGAAGCGCCGCCGCCCGCAACGCACGGAACGCCCGCGACCCGCAGAGCGAGACGACAGACGGCACGGACGAGAGCGAAGCCGCCCGCGCAAGCGCCGCAGCAGCGCGCCACGCAGAAGCGTAAGCCGGGGGCGAACAGCCCCCACACAACACAAAAACGCCGAAAGCGAAGGCCGCACCAAACGCGGGAAAACGCAAAGAAGCACAACCGCGCCCAAAGCCGCAACGCAGCGGCACAACCGGGACGCGCAGAGGCGAAGACGAGCGAAGCAGCCAACAGAAGCGCCTCCACACCACCCAATGAAGCGTGCATGAACCCTCAAATAGAAGGTGTATGGAATCTGCGCATCGTCGCGGAAGGGCTTGGCGTGTCGGGGAATAAGCGCCTCCACGCGGCAGAAACGCTTCGATACGGCGCAGCACGGAAGCCAGCTGCGCCGCGTCGAAGCACAGAGGCCAGCTGCGCCGCTGCGGGATATGGAACGGCCTGATTGTGGGGCGGCGTCGAAACAACGAAACGCGGATGAGAGGCCTCGACGAGGCGGCGAACTAGGCCGTATCGAAACAACGAAATGCAGAGGCGACGGTACGCAGCGTGCGTCCAGTGTCACCAGTCCATATACGCCCACACGTATCCCTAGTGGCCCACTCGTTCACAGCCCGCAGCCCCCCCCGGCGAAAAGAAAAACGGCTTGAAACCCCCCTCCTCCCACCCACGTAGGTTTTTTTTGTGAACGAATGAGGTACTAGGGCCACGTGTGCGCATCGTCGCATCGACGTACCACCATCCGCCGAGCGTCGCCTCCACGCTTCCCCGTATCGTCATCCCTCCCCGTATCGTCATCCCTCCCCGCGTTCCACCCCGCGC